GAAGCACAGAGAAGCCGCTACAATGGGGGAAATCATCCCGACTAGGGTAGACGCAGACAATGTGCTTAAGATTATCACAGACGCTTGTAATGGCGTCTTATACGAAGATGATCGGCTAATATACAAAATGACAGTACAAAAACGGTTCGGCGATCCAATGGTAATTGTAACCTTAGAATGGGATTAAATGTTAGTACCTCGTAAAAAGAATGAAGACCTACGGAACTACTCAGTTTTACCGTTTGATGCTGCACGAGATAAGCGGCTACATGGTACAGCTGCTCTAAGTGTTCTCTGTGTTCTTTGTACTTATACGGATCAGCTCGGGGTGACTTGGGTTTCTCAGGGCAGAATTGCAAAGGATATGGGTATCAATAGAACGGCTGTTACAAGGCAGATTAAAAAGCTGGTAGAGTTTGGATATATTGAAAAGGTCAAGAAATTTAGCAAACACCAAAAGAGCGATAGCTTAAAAGTAGTATTTAAAAGAGCGCCAAAAGATTTGAATGAAGCGAAAGCAAACTTAACAGCATCCGAACAAATCAGAATTGAAGAGCAAAGAGAACAAGCGAGAAAAGAACAGCTCTACAATTATAATAAGGCAAGAGAAAAACAGGGTCTCAAGCCTGTGGATAACTCTGTTGATAAACAAACCACCTGTTACACCCAGAGGTCACACGTAGGTGTCACATCTAGAGGTAACACAAACGAGAACATTATAACGAATAATAATAATATTATATATAATGATGCTAGAAGGTTTTGTACTTTGTTTCTGAGGATATGTGAAAGTTACGGTACACCTCGTAATATTAATGATAGAGACATTCAAACAGTATCTCATTGGATAAAGGATGGACTAACAATGGAGGACTGGTCAGCAATACTGAAGAACCATGCCGAATACTGCTACAAAAACAGGCGTGATATGGCGCGAGGCATAGGTTATTTCCAAGTCCCAGTATCAAAAGCGTTGGGAAAGTCTAAAGATTACAGAGCAAACGACATAATCAAGGGGATAGTGAAGGGTAAAAGGTTATGAGGGTATGACAAAACGCCATAGGTTTTCGCATAATATACATTATGTTAATTTTTTGACCGCGATAAAAAAAATGTCACGCGATCTGCAAAAGTGACACCCTTGCCCCCCACCCCCCTGGCGTACTGCTACAGTGTACCACATAAATATTTTCTGGATTTTTCCCAAAATAAGTGCGATACCAGAATAATAAAAGGAGATTGGTGTGGCTGATTTTATTCCGTTTGATCCTAAGAAACATAAACCAGTAGATGCTGTTGCTATTGGGATACCAGGAGCAAAAAAGGGAATGAACGCAACAGAATTTTTAGCTAGTGAGAAATCTCCTGAAGGTGGGGTTTGGAATATCCCGACAATTTGGTTCAATGAAAAAACTGGAGAGCCTACATATTTTAAAAATATAGATAGGGCTTGGAACGAGGCAAAAGCGTACGAAGAGAGAACTGGAAAGAAGTTTCCGCGATTTAAAACATTACCGCTTGCTGAAGCTGCTGCCGAGGGCAGAAGTAAAAGAGGTGGCGCTACATACAAGGAGCTGGTAACAGGGAAACCACGTTTACTATTTAGGAAGGACGAGTAAATGAAAAAAATGTATAATGTTGTTCAGGGTCAGAAACGCAGAAGTGATCCTGAGAAATCTGATTGGGTTAAGTTGGGTATAGCCTTTGAGGATAGCAAGGGTATGCGTATTAAGTTAAATGCGTTGCCTATTCCTAACCAGGAAGCAGAGATTTGGTTGAGCTTATTTCCGATGGACGATAAGGGCAAAGTTGATAATCAATCTTCTCCGCAAAATAACAGCTCTGGTGATTTGAATGATGAGATCCCATTTTAATGGCTAGAACGAGGCAAACTCCTATTGGTCGGTTTGGTGGTGTACGCGTTACACAGAAAAGGGTCAGGACGAGTGCCACGTTAGAAAGTAACAAAGAGGTTGTTGCCCAGGAACTGATTGCCCTGGGTACAACTTCGATTACTGAGATTATGAATTTAGATGGTACAATGAAAGATCCGAAAGATATTCCGGATTATGCGTTGAGGGCTATTAAAAAAATAACGCCTATGCCGGATGGTCGGGTTGCGATTGAGATGCACGATAAGGTTTCGGTGCTGAGAGTGCTGGCAAAAGCGGCTGGCTGGCTCGATAGTCCGGATCAGGAAAGTGATAAGCCTTCGATTGTTGGTATCAACATGAAGGGGCCAACTATTGAAGATGCGGAGGTAATAGATGGACAAGACAGCAAGGCTTGAGGTAGCAATTCTTATACTTGAGCAAAGAATAGAGGCGCTCGAACAGTCTTTAATAAAGATAAGACAAATAAGCCAAGAAACATTACAAGACAAAAATTTAAGAACTGATACTGGTCCAGGTACAGAAGATCCTGATGAGCGATTTGAAGTAAGATGGAATTGGGAAAAAAATGAGCGCGATCCCCAGCCTTGATTTAAACTTTGAGAACAGCCCGACTGTTTGGAAGTTTATACACGATCAAAGTTTCGTTAGGGGCTTGATGGGTCCGGTTGGATCTGGTAAGTCCTATGGTTGTGCAGCCGAGATAATGTTAAGGGCGGTCAAGCAAAAGCCATCTCCTAGAGATGGGATCAAGTACTCACGCTTTGTCATCGTGAGGAACACATATCCCGAGCTGCGCACCACAACCATTAAAACATGGCAAGAGTTATTTCCCGAGGATGTGTGGGGTGGTATGCGCTGGCAACCACCGATTTCGCATCATATTAAGATCCCAACCAGGGGAGATATTCCTGGAATAGATTGCGAAGTTATATTTATGGCGTTGTCTTCTCCGCAAGATGTAAGAAAGTTATTATCATTGGAACTCACCGGTGCTTGGGTCAACGAAGCTAGAGAGTTGCCCAAAGCAGTAATCGATGGATTAACGCACAGAGTTGGCCGATATCCTACAAAATTAGATGGCGGTCCGACCTGGTATGGCATTTGGATGGATACAAATCCACCAGATAGCGATCATTGGTGGCATGAGGTAGCGGAAAAACATCCGATCAAGGGAAGTTATCCTTGGACTTTTTTCAGACAACCAGGTGGGGTATTGCAAGCTTCACCGGATGAAGTGCCGGATGATAATCCCGATGCACAAGGCTTTGTGTTTTCCGGTGCGAAATGGTGGCGTATCAATGAAAATGCTGAGAATGCTAACAATCTGCCACCAGGTTACTATCAACAGCTGCTTGGTGGGAAGAATGTAGACTGGATTAGGTGCTACGCCCAGGGAATGTATACATTTGTTCAGGAAGGTAGACCAGTTTGGCCTGAGTATGATGATGAGCTGATGTCCGGTGATGTGGAGGTAGATCCGTATTATCCAATACAAATCGGTGTGGACTTTGGACTTACGCCAGCTGCAATCTTTGGTCAGCGTACTCAGGGCGGTGCGTGGCGTGTTTGCGATGAGCTGGTAACTTTTGACATGGGGCTTGAGCGATTTGGTCAGGAACTCCTGGGAAGAATAGCAGAACGATATTCTAAGCATGATATTTTGATATGGGGTGATCCGGCTGGTAATAAACGTGATGAGATCTATGAGGTTACGGCATTCGATCATCTCAGATCTCTAGGATTTAAGGCACAACCAACAGATAGCAACGCTTTTCAGGTCAGGCGTGAGGCCGGAGCTTCTCCAATGTCCAGGCTTGTTAGCGGTAAACCTGGGCTAGTTGTTGATAAAAAATGTTTGAGGCTGCGTAAATCTCTCAGCGGTGGGTATTTTTTCAAAAGGCAAAGCCTGGGCGCTGGGCAAGAAAGATTTAAAGATGCGCCAGTAAAGAACGAACATTCGCACTGTGGCGATGCTTTTGGCTACCTGATGCTAGGTGGCGGTGAGCAAAGACGCTTACGAAGAGGATCGTATGGCACGACTTTCCAACAGGGATCATATACTGCGAATAGTGACTTTAGCGTGTTCTGATGGGCCTTATACAGCTTCCTACGTTCAAAATGAGGCCGGATGAGCAAATCGTGCCGCTACAATACAACCATCTTCTAAGCATAGACCTGGGGCCACACGAAAAAGAGTATGCCGATAGTATTCCAGGATATTTAGATTACGTTTATGAAAATTCTGAGCATGGCTGGAGTTGGGCAGCTATCGGTCGAGGTAAAGTTATTTGCGTGTTTGGTGTAAGAGATGTTTGGCCTGGTGTAGTGGAGGCGTGGCTTATTCCAGGCGAAGGGCTAGAAAATCACACAAGGTCTACTTTGATAGGCGCAAGAGCGCTTTTAAGTGAGGTAATGGCTACATCTGGTATCAGAAGGATGCAAATTTTTGTAAAATCACAACATATGGTGGCATTAAGGTTTGCCAAAGCACTACATTTTGAGGTAGAGTGTAAACACAGAAAGTTTGGCCCAGAGGGGGCTGACTATTATTCAATGGTAAGGTTTGAATAAATGAGCGGTATTTTTGGAAAAAAGAAAGCACCACCACCAGCTCCAGTTGCAGAGCCAGTGAAAACACCAACAGAAGAAGTGATTGACCGGCAAGAGCAAAGAGCCGAAGCGCAAGAGACAACTCAGATGCAAGGGCTGCAAAAGCGTAGGCGCTTGAGAAGAACTGGCGGTATGCGATTATTGTTTTCACCTTTGAGACAAGAAGGTGCTGCTATGAATGAAATTAAGAAAAAGCTTGGTGGCTAATCATGGCTAAGAAAACAACAAAGAAAAAGTTTTCTTTTAAAAATATGTTTAATCCAAAGCCTCAGACCATATCTGAGGGATATGCTCAGCTTGCCGGAGCGCAAATAACATCTAAGGGTAATTACAAAAGCCCTAAAACTGGCCTTCAGCAAGCCAAAGATGATGTCTTAATGGATTTAGGTATTAAGGAAAAAGACCAAGACTATTATGCTAGAATGCCTGATAGGCAAAAACGCAGCCAGGAAGCTATGAAAAATCTTGGTAAAGATATTTTTGGTAGACCAGCTTCAGATCGTAGAAGTTCTAGCGCTGCAAGAGGCGAAACCGCAGCTGAACGAAAAGCAAGGTTATTAGCGGAAAGAAAAGCCGAAGGTCAGGAAAGACGTAAGAAATTTTATAAACAGAAGGACGAAAGGTTAGCAAAGTTAAAAGCTAAACTTTTGAATTTAGCATGACAAAAATTAAAGACGATCCAAGAGTATATCACAGAGTTGAGGCAGACCCAGTAAGGGCAAGAAACGAGAAGGGTCATCTAGTTGCGGATGACCCTTCTACTCCCGAAGTCAACGAAGCGTGGGAAGGCGGCAAGGCTCCAAAGGAAAAAGCCCCAAAGAAAAAGGCAAAACCTCGTGGTAAAAAAAGTACATCAAAATCCTAAAGGCGGTTTAAACGCTGCTGGTCGGGCCTTCTTCAAACGGACAACAGGTGCAAACCTAAAACGTCCAGTGAAGAGTGGCGATAATCCTCGCCGAGCGTCCTTCCTGGCTAGAATGGCGGGGAACTCTGGGCCGGAGCGTGATAGTCAGGGGAGACCTACAAGGCTGCTCTTATCCCTCCGAGCCTGGGGTGCTTCATCAAAAGCAGATGCCAGAAAGAAAGCAGCGTCTATAAGCAAACGAAACGAGAATAGAAATGCCTAAATTAAATGTAAAAGAAGTAATGGGGCGTGAGGCAAAAGCACAGGCTCGAAAAGATGAATGGCGATCAATCTATGAAGATTGTTATGAGTTTGCTTTGCCACAAAGAAATTTATATGGTGGGTACTACGAAGGCAAAACCCCAGGCAAAAACAAAACACAAAGAGTTTTTGATAGTACGGCTGTATCATCTACAAAAAGATTTGCGAATAGGATGCAGTCCGGCCTTTTCCCACCAATGCGTAAATGGTGTAGGCTAGAGCCAGGTTCAGCTGTTCCAGATGATGAGAAAGAACGGGCGCAAGAAATACTTGATGCCTATGTGGATATTATGTTTGACCAGCTACGACAGACAAGCTTTGACCTGGCAATGGGTGAGTTTCTCTTAGATCTCTCTGTAGGCACAGCGGTTATGATGATTACGCCAGGCGATGAAGTAACGCCTGTTCGTTTCTTAGCCGTTCCGCAATACTTGGTAGCGATCGAAGAAGGCGCTTATGGTATGATCGATAACGTATATCGTAAGTTACGAATTAAATCTGAAGCGATTAAGCGAGAGTTTCGTGACGTTCAAATAACGCCAGAGCTTCAAACAGCGATTGATGATAAGCCACACGAAGAGCTAGATTTATTTGATGCTATAATTTTTGATCAGGAAAGTGGACGGTATCACTATCATGTGGTTTGGCCGCACAAGCAGCAAGAGCTGGTGTATCGAGAAATGGATAGCAGTCCGTTTATTGTTGCCAGGTTTAGTAAAACAGCCGGTGAAGTTTATGGTCGAGGTCCGTTAATTGATGCGATTGCAGATATTAAAACTCTTAATAAAACAAAAGAATTGATATTAAAGAACGCA